TTGCAGGACTGAAAGCATTCGTCACCGATGCCGGCACCGGTATCGTTGGCGGCATCGATAGTGGTACTTGGACGTTCTGGAAAAACCAGTTCGTTTCCATCGCACGAGCCACAGGGCTCCAGTACCCGGCCTTGAAGGCCGGCTTGAACAGTCTCTGGATCAAGTTGATCCGGGGCACCGAGCACCCCGACCTCATTCTGGTGGACGCCGAAATCTACTCCACCTACGAGGGCGGATTGCAGGAAAACCAGCGCTACGCCGACGCCGCCCTCGGGCAGCTGGGCTTTGAAACCCTCAAGTACAAGAGCGGAGCCCTCGTCTTCGACGGTGCCGCGACCGGCTTGGTCGGTGGTTACATGTTGAACACCAAGTATCTCAAATTCGAGATCTACGAAGGCCGTAACTTCGAGGCTCTCGATCTGCCGGATCAGTCAGTCGACATGGATGCGATCACCAAGCATATCGCCTTCATGGGGGCTCTGACCCTCTCCAACCGTTCGATGCAGGGCCGTATCCTTCTGACGGGCACCTGATCGCACAGGGGGGCGGGGCCAATGACCCCCCGGCTCCGCCCCCTCAACCCGAAGGAAAGATCATGGCTGAAACACCGACCCTCGTCCGTTTCTACACCGGCTGGGAGACCGCCGGGCAGGGCTCCGACGGGATGCCCCTCTACAAGGAAAACATCATGGTGCGGCTCGACCGGCCGCCCTACCTCAGCGTCACGCGGGTCGCCGAGGAAGACGATTTCCTGCACCACGCGGGAGCCTTCGAGATGTACCAGAAGGAGCAGGCCGCCCGGAAGCAAAGCTACACCGAGGGCTATCCTCTGGCGCTGTGGCCGGCCGTCAACGAGGCCGAGTTCAGGATGCTCGCCGACCGCGACGTCATCACCGTCGAGCAGCTGGCCAAGCTCAAGGGCAAGGACCTGCCGCCGCAGCTGCGGGAACTGGCTGACCGCGCCGCCCAGCTGGTCAAGCTGCAGGCCGGTGCCGCCAAGTTCGAGGACCTGCTGCGCGAGCGCGACGGCCGCATCGCGGCGCTCGAAGAGCAGGTCAAGGAAGCGATGACCACCATCGCCAGTCAGAAGACGCTGATCGAGCGTCTGTCCGTCAGGGGAGCCGGCTAAATGCCCGCGCTGCTCACCGTCCTGCAGGCCGTCAACGACGCGTCGATGGAGATCGGCATCGCGCAGCGGCCGACCAATCAGGCGATGGGCTCGTCGGACGAGGACATCGTGCAGATGGCCGCTCTTCTTACCGCCGTCGCCGACGAGCTTCTGCTTGAGGAGCCCTATCAGGACCTGTTGGGCGACGGCAACTGGCTGGTTGACGCCGATGGCGTTCACCAGAGCCGGCCGACCGCCGACACCAACCGCATATTATTCGATGGCAGGCTGGCCATCGCCGGCCTCAAATACCGCTTCCTGCAGGCCAAGGGGCTGGAGTTCGGCGAGCAGATGCGGGACTTCATGACGCGCATGAACAAGGTCGCGGCGCGCGCCAACCAGCGCGTGCTCGACCTCGATTTCGACGAGGGCCGGGCGATATGAGGAGGCTGCTTCGATTTTTGGGCTGGATTGACCGTAAACCGGGGGACATGTGGCCGTTTCCGTTTGCGGGTTTTGAGCCGAAGAGGCGCAGTAAATGAGGTCGATGGCGTCACGCTATGCCGCCAAGTTCGCGCCCGCCCTCGTCAAGAAGGCGCGGTCGAAGGTGGTGCATGTCGGGCCGCCGGCCAAGGGGTTGTCGTTTCAGGCGCAGACCAACGCCACCGACGCCCAGTTCGCCGGGGTGCTGGTCAATTTCTACGTCGACGATGATCGGATCTCTTCGCGCTCCGGTTTCAAGAAGGTCGCCACCTGCCCCGGAGGGCTCCCAGTCGAGGCTCTGATCCCTTACTACGGACAGCCGGAGCGTCTGGCAGCCGCGACCAATCATACGCTGTGCGATGCCGAGACCGGGACCGTGTGGAAGTCGGGCTTCACGTCCAACGACTGGTACTGGACCAGCTTCTCCAACCTCGGCGATCAGGAATACACCGTCATGGTCAACGGTGCCGACGGCGTCTGGGCGTGGGACGGCGACACCGTGGCCGGGGGGACGGCGGTCACGATCACCAAGATCGAGAAGACCAACCCGGCCCGGTGCACCGTCGCCAATACCGACATCGGCAGCTTCGTCGACGGCAGGACGGTGATCATCAGCGGTGCCGACGCCGACCACATCAAGGCCAACGGTCCGCACCGGATCACAAATGTTAATACCGTGCCCAACACGTTCGAGCTTGTCGCCGTCGACCTGCTCGGGGCTCCGGCCGACCAGACCACCGGCACCATGCGGGCCACGCTGCAGGGCTCCTTCGAGAAGATGGGCATCATGCCGCCGACCGGGAACACGTGGCTCGACGCCGACGAGTTCCAGATCGTCATGTCGCACATGAACCGGCTGTTCTTTGCCGACGAAACAAATCTGGCGGTTTACTATTTGCCCATCCAGCAGAAGGATGGCGTGCTGTCGGTCATCCCGCTGAACTCGATCTTCAAGCGCGGCGGCACCATCAGGGCTCTCTACACATGGACCGTCGACGGCGGCATGGGGCTCGACGACCAGCTGGTGATCTTCACCACCAATGGCGAGTGCGCGATCTACAGCGGCATCGACCCCGATACCGACATGGGACTGGTCGGTGTCTACCGCTCCGATCCGCCGATGTCGAAGCACTGCGTCGTCAACTATGGTGGCGAGCTTTACGTGCAGCTGCCGACCGGCGTCACCCCGATGACGGCGATGATCAAGGCCGGCAAGGAGGGGCTCGAAGCGGTCGACCGCAGCGTCACGCCGATGTTCCTGCAGAGCAGCATCGCCTTCCGCGAGCACGCCGGCTGGAGCCTTTTCCTCAACCCCTCCAGCGGTCGCCTGTTCGCCAACATGCCGCTCGGCGGCGGCCGCTACGACCAGATGGTCCGGCACATGCCGAAGGCGGTGTGGTCGCAGTTCAAGGACGTGCCGGCGCGGTGCTGGGGCTGGATCAACCCTTATGTGTATTTTGGCGACGATCTCGGAAACATCTACCAGATGCACCCGATCTACCGCACCGACGACGGAGCCCCGATCACCGTCGACGTGCAGATGGCGTGGAACCAGTTCAAGACGCCCGCGCTCAAGCATTTCAAGATGATCCTCCCCTACGTCGTCACCGACGGCCAGCCGCGTCCGTTCGTCGACGTCAAGGTCGACTACGACAGTTCGCCGGTCACCAACTGGCCCGAGATCAGCGACACCGAGGAGGGCACCGCGACGTGGGATCTGGCGACGTGGAACGTCGACGACTGGGTCGGGGGCTCGCGCATCTGGACCAACTGGACCGGCGTTGCCGGGCTCGGCCGCGTCGGTGCCGTCAGGCTGTCGGCGCAGGTGAGTAATTGCTCGTTCGCCGTCACCGGCTTCGACATCCTGTACGAGGAGGGCTCGGTTTTCGGATGATCGTCAGTTTCCAACCCCTCCAGCTTGACGCCATCGCCCTGCTTTCGGCGGCCACCGGAGTGGATTTTTCCGGCACGGAGTTCTCCAACGAGAACGAGTGGCTGTGCTGCACCGTGCGCAACCCCGGGGGCGGCATCGCCCTGATCGTGGTGTTCGAGTTCAAGACGTGGTTCGACGCCCACGTCTCGACCGTGATGGTCGACAAGCGGAGCTTGTCGCGGCAGCTGCTGACGGTGCTGGTCCGCATGGTGTTCGCGCGTGCCGACCGTATCACCGCCCTGATCGACCCGAACAACAAGGTGGCCCTCGCTCAGGTCTGGCGCATGGGGTTCCGCTACGAGGGCTATATCAGGCGCGGCATCGAAGGCCAGCGCGACGCCGTCCTGTTCGGGCTGCTGCCGGAGGACTGCCCCTACCTCGGGGGCAAGCCTTTCAGGTATCGGGTGTCCGCCGTGACGCATCCGCCCCAGCCGGGAGTACATTGATGGTAAGCTCACCGAAGCCACCTAATCCGATGGATCAGGCCAACGCCCAGAACTCGCAGAACATGTACGCGGCCTTCACCAATTCGGTGATGGGCAACGCCAACACGAACAATCCGTACGGCTCCACGACCAGCAGCATCAGCGGCTACGTGCCCTACACCGACCCCTATACCGGCAAGGTGACGCAGATCCCGCAATGGACGCAGAACACGACGCTGTCGCCCGCGCAGCAGGCGATCTTCAACGAGGAAAACAAGGGCAAGCTGGCATTCGGGCAGACCGCCAACGAACAACTGGGGCGGGTCCGAAGCAAGCTCGCGCAGCCCATCGATTACGGCAAGATGGCGCAGTGGCGCGGCTACGAGAACGCGCCGCAATTGCAGCAGGCCGATCCGGCCTACCGCAAGCAGATCGAAGATAACATGGCGGCGTCCTATAACCGGGCCAACGAGCCGGTTTACGCCGCGCAGGACGCGCAGGCTGCCGCGCGTGGCATGGGGGCTCCGGGCTCCCAGTATGGCTACGCCACCCAGCAGGGGCGATACGATGCCGCCGACGAGGCCGCGCGGCAGCGCTTCAATCAGGCCGGCGGCGAAGCCCGTGCCGAGGCCGAGGGCATCAACAAGGTCAGGCAGCAGGGCTGGCTCAACACCAACACGATTGCCGACCAGCAGAACGCCATGCGCACCGGCCAGATCGCCGAGGCGCAGGGCGAGCGCACCAACATCCTCAACGAACTGATGTCGATGTTCGGCATGGGGCAGGCGACCATCCCGAGCGCGCCGGCCTTCCAAGGCGGGCAGGTCAACCCGTTCGACATCGCCGGGGCCCAGAACAACGAGTACAACATCAAGGCGCAGAACGCCGCCAACAAGAATGCCGGCATCTTCGGCATCGGCGGCAACCTCCTGAAGATGGTCAACCCGATGGGGATGTTCGCCTGAGATGGTCGCGCAACGCCGCTCCTCCCTGTTCGACAGCGTCGATCCGGCGCTGGCGGCGCTTATCGAGGGCTTCCGCTACAACGGCCCCTACGGCGTGCGGCCGACCTCGGGCTATCGTCCCGGCGATCCGCGCCAGCACGGCCTCGGCAACGCCATGGACGTCCAGCTGTACGATCCCGAGACCAACGCGTCGCTCGCCAACTATCAGGATCCGACCACCTTCTCGGCCTATCAGAACTACGCCAACGCGCTCTACCGGTACGCCCTGCAGACCGATCCCGCGCTGGCCCAGAAGCTGCGCTGGGGCGGTTATTTTTCGGGCGGCAAGGGCAAGTACGGAGCCCTCGACCTGATGCACTTCGACACGGCCGGCGACATCGGCATGGCCGGCGGCTCGTGGGAGGGCGGGCTCACGCCCGAGCAGGCCAAGATCTGGGGGCTCCAGCCCGGCGGCGGCGTCGGCGGTGCCGGCGGCGCGCAGCAGGGCCCGCCGGCCAACACGCAGGTCGTGAACTATTCCCCGGAGCAGCGGCGCAACGCGATTGCCTCGATCGAGAGCGCCGGCAGCGGCGACTACAAGGCTCTGGGCGGCATCATCGGCCGCTCCGGCGACCGTGCCTACGGCCGCTACCAGATCATGGGCTCCAACATCCCGCAGTGGTCGAAGGAGGTGCTCGGCCGCGAGGTCAGCGTCGACGAGTTCCTCAACGACCCCAAGATACAGGACGCCATCTTCGACAAGAAGTTCGGGGATTATGTCGCCAAGTACGGCGAGGAGAACGCCGCGCGGGCGTGGTTCGGCGGCGAGGGCAACATCAACAAGACCGGGGTCAAGGACCCCAACGGCCTCAATATCGGCGACTACGGCCAGAAGTACCTTGCCGCCCTCGGCGCGGCCAAGGGAGACGCGACGACGCCCGGTGCCGCCACCTACCAGCCCGGGGGCTCTCTGGCCCCGGCGACCGCTACGCAGACCGCAGCGGCCGGCCCCGAGAAGGTTTCACCGCTGGCGGATCTGACCAGCAACATCGGCGGCCTCGCCGGCACCAAGGCTCCGGCGGGGCTGCCGATCAGCACGGTGCCGAAGATACCGGTCGGCAGGACCATGGGCGTATCAAGCCCTGTCGCCGACACCTCGTCGCAGGACCAGCTTCGCGCCCAGCTGGCGCAGCGCATGGCGCAACTGAACGCCGGCAAACTGTGGATGTAAGCCATGTCGATATTCCAGACCGGAACCGGCTACCGCGACGCCTCCAAGGCCCTGACTATCAAGGCCCTGCAGGAGCGCCAGAAGGCCGCCGCCGACGCCGCCGCGCAGGCGACGCAGATCCAGACGCCGATCGCCGATCCGTTGCAGGGCTTCGCCCATCTCAGCGGCATCCTCAGCAGCGGTATGCAAGAGAGCCGCGCCGCGCAGCAGGAAGGCGCGGCCCGGCAGCAGCTGGCCGGCATCATGGCCAAGATCGATCCGAACACGGGGCCGACGCAGGCGCAGCTGGCCGAGATGCAGATGCTCGACCCGGACTTCGCCAACAAGCAGTACGAGGCCGCCATGGCCGAGCGCCGCGCCGTCGCCGCCCGCGAGGACGAGCAGGCGTTCCGTGCCGGCGAGAGCCAAGTGGAACGCGATGCCCGCATCGCCGAGCAGAACCGCTTGTTCGCGCATCAGGACACGTCGCAGGAGGACCAGCAGGCCGCCGCGTCCGACCTGTCCCGGCAGGGTGCCGAGCAGGACATCACGAAGATGACCAAAACCGACGAGCTTGCCGACCAGAACGTCATCGACAAGAACGCCCTCGACGTCGCCGAGAAGAAGCGGCAGGAGAAGGCCGCCGTCGCCGAGGCGAAGCGGAAGGAAGGCCTGCCGCAGGTCGAGCAGGCGCAGGTCATCGACGCCTACAACAAGGGCCAGTTCGGCGAGGTCGGCACGCCGGAGGCCATCGCCCAGCGAGACGCCGCGCTGGAGAAGCTGAACGCCACCACGGTCAAGCCCGGCGACGCCTTCACGCCCGGGCAGCAGGAGGTCGACAAGAAGTTCGCGCCGGAGGTGCTCGACTGGAAGACCAGCGGCGGAGCCAACGCCACCAAGGCGATCACGCAGGTCAACAAGGCCATCGATCTCCTGCAGACCAAGGGCCCGACCGGATTGATAGCCGGCATCGCCGACCAGACCCTGCCGGAGTGGGCGTCCAAATACGCCAACCCCGACGCGGCCATCGCCCGCGACGCCATCCGCGAGACCGTGCAGCAGACCCTGCGGGCGACGCTCGGTTCGCAGTTCACGGAGAAGGAAGGTGCCGACCTGATGAACCGTGCCTTCGACATCAACCTGCTGCCGGCGGAGAACATCCGCCGCGCCCGCCTGCTGCTGGAGCAGGTTTCCACCATTGCCCAGCAGAAGCAGATGATGGTCGACCACTTCGACAAGTTCGGCACCATCTCGAACTACACCGGGCCGCCGGTCGATCTCAGCGCGCTGATCAACCTGAAGTTCGATGGCGAGGACACGGGCGGTGCCGGGACTGGTGCCGGCACGGGCGGCGCGACCAACGTCGATGACCTCCTAGAGAAGTACAAGTGACATGGCTGATGTTGAAACTCTCAAGAGGGCCCTGATCAAGGCTGATCAGGCGGGCGATGTCGAAGCCGCGAAGCGACTGGCCGCCGCGATCAAGGCGCAGCAGGGCGGCGGGGCCGCTGCCGCCCCGGCGGCGGAGCCCTCGCTCCTTGACCGCGTCATGAGCGGCATGGCTGAAAGTGGCAAGAACGTCCGCGAAAGCGTGATGAACCCCGGCCAGTCGATACCTGACCTATTGCGTTCCGCCGGCAATTTCGTTTCGGCCGGCGGCACCGACCGGCTGCGCTCGATGCTGTACGGCACCGACGTCGCCGACGAGGTCGCCCAGACCAATCAGGCCAGCGAAAGGCTGGGCACCATCGACGAAGCTTTCAACCTTGGCACTGCTGCTTTCCAGCCGTCGGCGGCGGCGAAGTACATGCCGCAAGGTGCCGGAGCCCTTACCAAGGCTCTGGGCTACGGGGCCGAGCAGGCGGGGCTCTCCGGGGTCAACGCCGCCCTCGAAGGGAGAGATGTTTTACCTTCCATGGCGTGGGGCGCGGCCGGCGGTGCCGGAGGCTCCGTCGCCGCCGACGCAGCGGGCTCCGTCGCCAACATCTTCGGCAAGAAGACGAACCCCGAGTTCAAGACGGACGAAGACCTGTTCGCGGCCGCCGAGCGCGCGCACAAGGGCACGAGACAGGGCAAGGACCTCGTGTCGCGGGCCGACCTCGTCGACCAGATCCGCATGGCCCAGACCGAGGGGCAAAAAGGGTTTCAGGATCTGAACACCCGCATCGGGAGCGCCGGCCGTGACGCGATGAACGTGCCGCGCGAAGTCCACGAGGGCATCAGCACGCTGGCCAACAAGGGCCGCAAGGGCGTGGAGGTCGCCAAAAGTCTGGCCACCGCCGTAGAGGGTGGTTCGCACTGGGGCGGGAAACTGGGGTTCGGCCTGCTGACGGCGGGGCTGGGCCCGGTCGCCGGCAGCACCACGAAGGCTCTTGCCGGCCTCGCGGACGAGGTTTCGCCCAAGCAGGTGCAGAAGATCAAGGACATGCTGCTCAAGGGCAGCGGCAGCGACGTTCCCGGCATGACGCCCGAGATGCGTGAGACGCTACGCAATTATCTGGCCAAGATGGGCGGCACCGCCGGAAGGGAGCCCTGATCCCATGAACGCGGCCCTGCAAGCCCGTCTGGATGAGGCCCGACGCCGCTCGGCCGAGAGCGGAAAGCGCAGCGAACGGCCGGGCGACTACAAGATGGACTGGGCCGACGTCGGCAAGAGTACCGCCAGCGGCATCAGGAGCGGGCTGGAGAGCACTCTCGGCAGCGTGGGCGACATCGGTAACCTGCAGGGCCTAGGCACGTCCTACGTGGCCAAGAAGCTCGGCCTCAGCCCGGAGGCGGCGGAGCTTGTCGCCACGTACACCAACCCGATGTCGCTGTTCCCCGACAGCGAGGATGTCGGTCAGGCGACCGACGCCATATTCGGCCGCGACGACATCACCCGGCACGAGCCGACGAGCGAAAGCGGCAGGCACGCCGCCGTCGCGTCCAACTTCCTGTCGGGGCTCGTGGGCGGCCCCGAGAACTTGGGTAAGGACGTGGCCCTCAAGCTCGGCATGTCGTTGATCCCGGCCGCCAAGGTCGGGACCAAGCTCGCCAAGAATGTCGGCCGCGACGCCCTCGCCGAGGCCGCGCCCAAGATCGGCCAGAAGGTCGACGCCACCATCGGCGACCTTAACAACCCGTCGGTGATGTTCGAGGGCGTCAGCCCGCACGACTTCACCGACACGGAGCAGTGGCACCGGTTCGGCCAGCAGTACGGCGTGCCGAACCTCGGCTCTGCCAGCAAGGCCGACTGGGAAGCCGGGCTGGTGCCGCACCAGACCAACGCCGGGGACATGTTCACGATCCCGGGCGGTGCCGACAGCACGGAGCCTTTCACCTATTACGACCTGCTTCACATCAAGTCGCAGGGCATCAATCCGAACGACATTCCGCCGGAGCTTCACCAGTCCATCCACGACCGCATCACGAAGACCATGTCGCCGGAGGGCCCGGTGTCGCCGGAGCGGATGATGAACCAGCTTACGCTCGGGCAGATCAGCCCGAACCAGCCGCTCTCGCCGAACGAGCTTGCCGTCGCGCGCACCATGGTCAAGGGGCCGGAGGACATCAAGAAGCTGGGCGAGATGGTGCCGTGGCGTCACAGCGACGATCCGGCAACCAGCGGCGCGCGCGACGTCGTGTCGTCGAAGCCGGCCGTCGACAAGAAGACGGGAGAGCCCAAGCTCCTCAAATCCGGCGAGCCCAAGATGATCGACACGACGCGCCGTGACGAACTGAGCAGCCAGATCGCCAACCAGCTGGGCCTCGGCGCGGGCTCGCAGGGAGGGCTCGGCGCGCGCGGCACCGCCGACTACACGCGCATCGCCGAGAGCGCGCAGCGCATGGGCGAGGACCCCGACTTCTTCCGGTTCCGGGGTGCCGACGAAGGCGGGAACGCCGATCCCAATCACGCCAGCAACTGGTCCAACTACGTCGAGCGCCTGATGAACCAGACGCCGGGGCTCTCGTCGAAGACGGGGTCGTTCTCGGGCGTCTGGCAAAACCCGGCGAAGGCCAACATCTCGGCCGTCGACCGCCACATGGCGGGCAAGTTCACGGAGGACATGTTCCCGACGCGCGAGGACTACGAAGGCTTCAAGCAGGCCACGGTCGAGAAGTTCCAAGCCGCCAACCCCGGTGCCGGCCCGATCCGGTTCGAGGCGCTCCCCCAAGCGGCCAAGAACGATGCGCTGTTCGGTTATCTGAACAAGGCTCCACCGCCTACCAAGATGCGCCTCAAGCCGGAGCCCGGCTCGAACTCCGGCGTCGGCGCGGTCAACCCCGACGTGCCGTTCCACCTGCAGCCGGATCAGGCACGGTGGGTGCACGAGCCCGCGCAGGTCGAGCGGATATCGGAGCCCTATCAACGGGTGCTGGAAGCCAATGCCGACGTGGCCAACGAAGCCGGGCAGGGAACTTTTGCCTCGCAATGGATGCTCTGGGACCGCATCCGCAACCGCTTGGAGCCCCACGAGATCATGTTCCCGGGCCTTGAGAAAGTGCCCCGGATGTCGATGGAGCAGATGCACGCCGCGAACCAGACGCTCAAGGACGCCGGCTACATGTCGAGTTCCAAGGAGATCGACGCGCTGACCGGCGAGAAAAAGCTGACGCCCGTGCGCCGGATGCCGTCGGCAAGCCAAGCCTCCTACTTCACCTTGCCCGTCGCAACCGTGGGCGGCGGTGCTATGATGCTGGATGCCCTGAAAGACCGCGAGCGCGACAAGAAGACGCCCCGCCGCGAAAAGAGTTAGGAGGCTAAATTGCCGTTCGACAGCAATGGGACGTTCAACCGGGTCATCCCGGGCGGATGGAAGGCCGACGCGGCCGCCAACATAAAAATTCGCGCCGACCGCCACGACGACGAGGACGACGGTTTCGCGACGGGGCTCTCGACCTGCATCACCAAGGACGGGCGCACGCAGCCGACCGCCAACATCCCGTTCAATAATAAAAAACTGATCAACGTCGGCGAGCCGACCGCGCCGTCGGACGCCGCCACCAAGAACTACGTCGACAATTTCAAGTCGTTCACCACGGGCGCGAACATCTCCGGTGCCGGGCCGATCAACGGCTTCGTCAACTTTACCTCGCCGACCGGCATCAACGGCATTGGCTGGACCACCGCCGACATGTCGTGGGTCGGCAAGCTGGAGGAAGCCCTCAAGACCAGCAAGCGGCTGGCGGTCAACGACAAGAAGGACGGCACCGGGCTCGACGTCGCCATCGTCGACGAGAGCGGCCGCATCAACAACACGGGCTGGCTGACCAGCAACCTCAGCTGGGACGGCACCGCGTGGCGGACCATAGCGCTCGGCACCGGCACCGCGCTGTCCTACGCCAGCGGCTCGTTCGGCGTGTCGTCCAACGACACCGCCACCACCGTCGACTACCAGAGCGCGACGCTGCGGTCGTTCTTCACCGTGGCCAACAGCGACGGCAACGTCACCGCGAGTTTTTACAAGAGCGCCTCGGCCAAGACCGTCGACGTCAACAGCTACATGGCCGGAGCCCTGCGCTGGAAGATGACGCTCGGCGACGTCACCGCCGAGAGCGCCACGCGCAAGGGCTCCAACTTCGTCCTGACCGGTTACGCCAACGCGGGCGACGCGCCGGTCGCCGTGATGACCATCAACCGCGAGGCCTACGACGTGAAGTTCGGCGGGGCCATCACTGGCGCGAGCCCCTTCATCATTGCCACCGCGCAGCCGAACCACGACGACGTGGCGGCTCTCAACGGCCAGATCCACCTGCGGCCCGACGGCATCGCCACGCCGGCCTCGGGTACGATCATCGATGTCAACGGCTCCCTGAAAGTATGCCAAGGGGTCAACGGCGTCCCCGGCGCGTCAGGCGGCGTCTATGCCGGTGCCGGGCTGATGGGCAAGGCCAGCGGTTATCAGGGCACCTACGACAACGTCTGGCACAACCTCTACTACAGTGGCGGCTACGAGTACGTCTACGTCAACGCCACCCTGATGGGCGCGATCACGTGGCAGAGCGACTACCGCATCAAGCGCAACATCCAGCCGCTGCCGTCGATGTGGGACCGGGTCAAGTCGCTCAACCCGGTCAAGTACAATCACCGCAGGTATCTGGAGTTCGTGCAGGACGACGAGGTCGAGCGCTGGGGCCTGATCGCGCACGAGCTTCAGGAAAAGCTGGTCAACAGTGTCGCCATCGGCAACAAGGACGAGGACAACGTCATCCAGTCGGTCAACCCGCTGACCATGATCGCCGTGCTGACCAAGGCCCTGCAGGAGGCCATGCAACGGATCGAGGCTCTGGAAGCGAGGGCTCCGGCATGATCATCAACCGGACCCTGTTCCTCAATCCTGTGGAACCTGAGTTCCTGTCGTTTAGGTTATCCTCGGGCATCGAGACGAAGATCGACTTCGTCTTCAGGAAACAGGACGGGGCTCCGCACGGCGAGGACCTCGTGGCGCAACTCCAACTAACTTCACGCACCCGCGACACCACCGAGTACTATTCCATCCCGGCGACCGACGTCGTCAACGGCCGCGCCCGCGCCACCATCCCGGCGACGCTCAACCACGACCCCAATGGCTGGCGGCTACGCCTGACCGGCACCGTCGACACCGAGCCCCGCGTGCTGGCCTACGGCGTCGTCACGGCGGTCGCGGGTGCCGGGCCTCAGGTCGAGCCGCAGGACGTGATCGACACCATCCCGATGACCTTCGAGCGCGACGAGGAAGTCAATCTCAACGTCACCCTGTGGGCCGACGCGTCGAAGAGCGCGATCTACGATCTGACGGCCAAGGGCACGGCGCTCAACGCCTACGTGTTCGGCGTGCAGGGCGGCCCCGTGCTGGTGCCGTTCACGACGACGCCGGTATCGCCGAACGTCGTCAACCTCTACCTCACTGCGGCGCAGGTGAACGGGTTGCCAGACGCCTGCTGGTGGTCGCTGATAGCGTCGACCGGAGCCGGCACCACGACGCTGTGCGAGGGCCCGGTCACGGTGCTCGGCGTCGTCAAGCCACCGTTCACCGACGTCATCGCCAACTGGGACTACGTCAAGCAGGACGCGCTGACGGTTCCGGCCACCGGGCAGATCATCCATTCGAACTACGCGCTCGACGTGCTGCGCGTGCACCTGTTCGACGCCGACGCCACCGACCGGGCGTCGCTGTTCGCCGACCTGATGGTCGGCGACGTGATCTTCGTCGGCGTCACGACGTGGTCGATCACGGCGCTGTCCCGCCCCGGCGCGGACTGGTTCGGCATCTACATCTCGCCGGCCGCGCAGGCGAGCGTGACTGGCATCAACGCGTTCACATTCCACAGGCCGTGATATGGCGAAGGTCGAGATCACCGTACCCGGAGAACGCCTCGTCGAGGACTTCACGGCGCTGGTGCCGCAACCGACCACGCCGTCGACGGCGAGGGCTCCCGACGTCGGGCTGGTCGAGCTTTCCCAAGTCAACCCGACGGTGCTGGTGCCGGGCCCGCCCGGACCTCCGGGACCACGGGGCTCGCGCTGGTATACCGGCGTCGGCGATCCGACCATCACTGGAGCCCTGTTCGGGGACATGTACCTCGACGACGTCACCGGTCAGATCTGGACATGGAACGGCGTCGCGTGGGTCAACACCGGGACTGACTTATCCCCGGACGCCATCGAGCTTCTCAACAAGATCAAGACGGTCGACGGCTCGGGCTCCGGGCTCGACGCCGACACGCTGGACGGGCAGGACGGATCCTACTACCTCGACTGGGACAACTTCACCGACAAGCCCTCGACGTTCCCGCCGACGCTGCCGATCGCCGAGAGCGACGTCACCAATCTGGTCAGTGACTTGGCCTCCAAGGCTCCGATCGCGAGCCCTGTTTTCACGGGCGATCCAAGGGCTCCGACGCCGGCAGGAACGGATAATGACACCAGCATAGCCACGACGGCCTTCGTGAAGAGCATTGTCGCGACGGTCCCACCCTTCCCCGAGGCTCCGGTGGACGGGCTGACCTATGGCCGCAAGAACGCCAATTGGGCGACCATTGTCGGCGGCGCGGTGATCGCCGACGCGCCTCCCGGCGGAGCCCTGCAGAGCGGCCAGCTGTGGTGGGAGAGCGATACTGGGAACACTTACATCTGGTACGACGACGGCAACACCCAGCAATGGGTGCAGCAGAACGTCGTGGCGTCGCAGATCGCCGCCGTCACCTACATCGGCGACGCCCCTCCGGCGACCGCCGATCACGGCAATTGCTGGTGGCAGTCGTCGACCGGCAAGATGTTCATCTACTTCGACGACGGCAACACCAAGCAGTGGGTGCAAGTAAGCGGTACGCAGGTGCCGAATGGCGTCGTCAAGATCAGCGAGGGTGGTGACACGGGCCTTATTAGCTCACCGGCTGGTATCGACGTCGCTCTGCCAGACGGCTTCAAGCTCTACGAGTTGGATTTGTTCGACACCGTTAACGGGTCTGCCGCTAGTATGTTTGCGCGCTTCTCGATGGATGGCGGCGCGACGTACCCCATCACCAACCATGCTTGGACGTTCGATTACACGACTAGCGTTGCTGCTTCAGGTTCATGGGCAGCGACAGGGTCAGCAGGCAACACTGCGACCCTGATGCAGATCGGTGTCGCCGTTCAGATAGCTGGCGTGGCAAATGCGGGCTACTGCAAAATTCGCATTCCGCGCGTCGCCGCTGATGTCTATCCGTCTATCGAGTACAATGGCCAGCAGACCAGTACGAGCTATATCCATTTCCGTGGCATGGGTCGCTATGTCGGTGCTTTGGGTCCGCCGACCCATATCCGCATCGGAGCTTCCACCGGCACTTTCCGCGCTCGTTCCGGCTGGCAACTGAACGGGGTACGCTGATGGCTTTCGACTTCCCAGCCAATCCGACCCCCGGCGCGACCTACAGCCCGGCTGGCGGGCCGACCTACGTCTGGGACGGCAGCGCGTGGGCGATCAGCGCGGCGTCGGTGATGCCGCCGAACGATGGCGGCGAGTACGTCATGGTCAACGGCGCGTGGCGGCTGTCGCGGCAGAGTTTCGACCTCGCGGGGAAAACGACGCAGACGATGGCTGTTCCGGTGTGGGGGCCAACGCAGGCGCGGCTGACTTGCTATGGGTATTTCGGCGGCACAGTAACGTCTCTTCTTCTGCGGGCCAGTGTTGACGGCACAACGTTCCCGTCAGGAGCGTCAGATTATTCTTATTCAGGATTTGTCCATAGCACAGGAACCAATGCTTTTCAGAACCAAGTGGCAACTAACAATACTCATTGGCTGTTAACTTATGGTTCCGATAATGTAACAGTACCGAGTACAATAGATGTTGTAGTTAATTTGGCCCGTAACAGCGCAGGCAATGCGAGTATGAGATCGCGTGGATGTTCTTATAATAATGCGGCAGCGGCCCTTTTTCAGACAGCCTTTATGGAGGGGTATCTGAACGCCACCAACTTCCCCGGCACTACTCCCCTCAAGGGACTGTTGTGGATTTCCTCAGCCGCTGCCGCCGTTTCCGGTAAGCTGACCGTGGATTGGCTGCCATGAGCTTCGACTTCCCGGCCTCCCCGACGACCGGCACGCTCTACCAGCCCGCCGGAGGGCCGACCTATCGCTGGAGCGGTTCCGTCTGGGCCGTCGTCGCGGCGCAGTTCCAAGGCGCGATGGCCAGCGACACTGCGCCGTCGAACCCGGTGCCGGGGCAGCTGTGGTGGGAGAGCGATAGCGGGGCGCTGTTCTACTACTTTGACGATGGCAACAGTCAGCAGTGGGTGCAGATTACTGGAGCGACGCAGCCCATTGGTTCAGTGGTGGACAGCGTCATCGGCACCTATGCGGTGAGCGCCGACATCACGGCGGTGATCCCCTATGACGATACGATCCCGCAGATCGGGGAAGGGACGCAGATCATTTCGGTGACGATCACGCCGAAGTCGATCACTAACAAATTGCGCTGCCGCTTCAGGACACAGGCTGGCGCGAATGCTGCGACTGCTGTCAGTGCGGCGTTGTTCCTTGGCTCTGGGGCAAATGCGCTAGCAGCGGTTGGCACCTCGATTACGGCGACGGGCTTCAGTTTCAATATGATGTTTGAGCATGAGTTCGTGCCCGGCGCGACGACGGCGCAGACGCTGACGGTCCGCGTGGGGCCAGCCGCCAGCATTTGCCGCCTCAATGGTACTGTTTCGGGTCGCGTTTTCGGCGGCGTCAACGTGACGACGCTGGTGGTTGAGGAGGTCGTAGCCTGATGTTCGATTTCCCAGCCTCTCCCGCCGACGGCACCATTTACGCTCCTCCGACCGGGCCGCAGTATCAGTTCAGCGGCGGCGCTTGGCGGGTGGCGTCGAGCAGCGTGCCGATCAAGACGGCGGAGACGCGCAACCGCGTCGTCAACGGCGCGATGCAGATCAGTCAGGAGAATGGCAACACGGCGGGAACGACCAACAATTATTATCTGGCCGACCAATGGGAAGCCAACTTCTCTACGACTGGCACCGTTTCGTATGCGCGGGCGGCGGCGGTCACGCCTTACGGGTCGGTCTATCGGGCGGCGCTGTCCGTGTCGGTGGCAGACACATCAATAGCAGCGGGCGAGTTCGCCTGTTTTCGCCACAAGATCGAAGGCGTGCGAATTGCTGATTTTCAATGGGGAACCGCCAAAGCCAAGCCGCTCGTACTGCGCTTCGGGTTCATTGGCCCCGCCGGAACCTACTCCGTGGCTGTCACGAACGGCGCGCTGAACCGCAGCTACACGGCGACGTTCACCATTCCCGATCTTGTCGATGGTTATTATACCATCGTCATTCCCGGCGACACGACCGGGACGTGGGCCAAGGACACCAGCCACGCGATGACGCTGTATTTCGCCGTCGCGGCTGGATCGACGGTGCAGACCGCGCCGGGGTCATGGACGGCTGGTTTGTTTGTTGCGGCGACCGGCATTTCCAACGGTCTCGCCGTCGCTGGCAAGAATTTCAATCTCTACGATGTCGGCCTCTACCTCGACCCGCAGAACACCGGCATTGCACCGCCATGGACGATGCCCGACGAAGCGCAGGAACTGGCGGCGTGCCAACGCTACTGGCACAAGTATTTTTCCTACATCAATTCGGGTGGCAACGGCCTCGCGGGGGCTAATACTTATGCCCACATAACTATATCGCCAACAATGCGAACAACCCCAGGCGGAAGCGCCGTAAACATCACCTACTCCAATGCCTCTGGTCTAACGTCCAACACCATTAACGCCGATTTGTGGCAACTCCGGGTGACAGTGACTGCAAACGGATCGTACTACTCGCAGGCCGATCTCATTTTTCAAGCGAGGCTTTGACCATGGCTTACATCTCAGCACGCTACGCACCGCCCAATTCTGATCCGCAGATGCAGCCGAAACCCGGCGAGCCGCGAATGGTCATCGCCACTGACGACCAAGGTGGCGAATGGTGGCTGAACGAGGACAGTCAGGTCGGCGACTGGCTGCGCTACGTCGAGGCCGGCGGCACTGTCATGGCGTCGAAAACGCCGGAACCCATGGAAGGAAAATCAGATGGCTAGCTCGACCAAGAAGAAGCCCGCCGGAGCCTCGGCGCAGGCAGCGGCCGCACCGCCGCCTCCGACCATGGGGACGACGACCCTGCCCGACGGCGCGCAGCAGCAGTACTACGCCAACCCGGCGCAGCTTCCCCAGAGCGGGGGCATGGTGCTGCCGCAGGCCGGGCCCGGAATGATGCAGGGCGTGGGGCTCAACTTCATGAAGCCGCCGCCTCCCCCACCACCGCCACCGACGCGGGCGGCATTGACGCAGCAGATAGCGCCACGGCGTCAGGCCGAGGGCGGGCGCGGCATGGGCGGCGCGTACGGCAATGGAATGGGGTTCGGTGGTCGACGTGGCCTTTATTAGGCCCGCACGTGGCAAAGGAAGGCCGTACAGAGGCGGGGGGACCGTATCAAGCCAGAACCCCCGCCCCACCGTCGCAGGACGCTAGAACAGGTCTGCGGCAGTCTCGTCGACCTCGCCGTCGTCGAAGGCGGCCGACGCCGAGGCGCGGCCATCGATACGCGGCGTGTCGGTCTTGATGATCTGGATGTGGTTCAGCGCGAGGCTGACGCCCTTCTTGCCGGAATTGACCCACGCGTAGGGCGTGACGTTGAAGCGGACCAGCTGGCCGGCCCACACCTCTTCGGGGAGCAGGACCTCCTGACGCTGGGCGTTGACGACGCCCGGCTTCGACTTGGTCCACGGGTTGATGAACACGTCGCCTTCGTTGAAGCCGTTGTACTTGCCGGCCTTCTCGCCGGCATCGCGGAACGGCAGGCGGACGTCGCGCATCTGGATCTTGTCGCCGAACTCCTTGCGCGCGGCTTCGATGCAGCCGTCCTGCATGGCCTTGTAGGCCGGGGACTTCTGCTGCGCGGGCGAGAAGATCAGCGTGGCGGAGAACACGGGCTCGCCGCCTTCCGCGCGGGCGCGGGGCTGGAACACGTGCGGGAACGCGAGGGTTCCGTAGGGAGAGTTGAGCATAGCCATGGGGCTTTCCTTTCATGTTGCAATGTGATGTCCGAAGGACAAGACGAAGGTAGATTTAAGCGTTGAGAATGTCAACACCATCGTCGAAAATATCCGCCGCCATAGAAGACTTGTACGACTTGAAAGCATCGCACTCGGCCTTCCTGACGCACCAGCGGCAATAGGGACCGACGCGCTCGGTCTCGTCGCCCTTGGTTATTGCCCTGAGGGCCGGGTTAAGCTCGGCACGGCCCCACTCGATCAGTTCTTCCGCCGGCATCCTGTGCGTCTTCGGCTTCGGGTCGAGACGCGGCTGCACGACCATCAGGCTGACCACGCCGAAGTTTTCGTGCGGCCATAGCGTGTCCATCGCGGCGAGGGCGTAGATTTTCAGCTGCGCCGTGTCGGGCTCGACCGGCACGCCCTTGCCGTATTTCAGATCGACGACGTGGAGGTAGTTCATATCACCGCTGCTGGCGACGCAGTCGGCGGTGCCCCAGACGAACTTGCCCCTGCCGATCCTGACGCGGGCCTCGATATGGACGTCGTCGGTTACCTTCTGGAGCCCCTGCACGACCGTGATGTACGGGTTGAGAGCCCTAAGCATCGGGAGCCCCACAATGAACTGCTCGCCCTCGACCGTTATCTTACCCGGCGGAAACAGGTTCCCCTTGATGATCATCTCGGCGATCTGGTGCGCGGCGGTGCCCTCCCGCGCATAGCGCGAGGAAGGGCGGGTCCGGCCGGCGGCCTTGGTGATCGAGGCCGGGCACGCCATCCACATGGCCGCCGATGACGGCGAGCAGGCGGCGTGCGCCGTCATGGTTTTACCTTTTCCAGTTGCTGACGCGAGAAGATGTGCAGCACGCCGTCGTCGTTCTCGACCACGTAGCGGACGGCTCCCGACTGCTTGTAGAAGCCAGCGCGGACGACGCCGATGAACAGGTAATCGCCGCTGATCTTCCTGACGCGGTCGCCAACGTTCAGATCGTCGTCGGCCACCATCACGCCGCCTCGCCGCGCATGATGGCGTCCTTGATGGCGCGGAACTTCGAGGCATCGATCTCGGGGAAGGACTTCGCGCCGTCGCCGTACTTGTCGAGAACGTGGCGGACGATCTTCACCTTGCCGGCCGTGAACAGGTCGGACAGCGAGTTGATGACCTCGCGCTTGAGGTTCTCGTCGGCGACGGTATCGACAAGGATCTTGGGCTCCGGCTCGTCGTCGGGATCGTCGACGAAGGGCTCCTT